GATCACTAAACGTTCCTGTAAGTAGATTAGAAGGATCACAAGGTTTTAGCCTAGGTCGTTCTACTGAAATTACAAGAGATGAACTTAAATTTACTAAGTTTGTACAAAGACTTAGAAAGAAATTTACTGAGTTATTTAATGATATTTTAAGAACTCAGTTAGTACTAAAACAAATCATTAATGAGCAAGATTGGCAAAGTATTAAAGAAACAATACAATATGACTTCATACAAGACGGTCATTTTGCAGAGTTAAAAGATACTGAGTTGTTAATGGAAAGATTAAGACTTGCTGATACAATGAGAGATTATGTCGGAAAATATTTTTCAGTCGAATATATTAGAAAGAATGTTCTAAAACAAAACGAAAGAGAAATAGAAGATATGAATAAACAAATCAAAAAAGAAATTGATGATGGTGTCATATCTGTTCCACAACAAGACATGCAAATGGAAGATAAAGAATAAGGAATATTAAAATGAGTGAACAAGTAAAAAACTTTATAGATCAAGTAGCCGACGGAAACAATGTTGACGCTGGCGAAGCTTTTAAAGACGCATTAAGAGCTAAAATCGGAGACGCTTTAGATACAAAAAGAAAAGAATTAGCGAGTTCTTTATTTAATAAAGCAAATGCAACACCTGAGGCACAATCATTTAGTGATCCAAAACCAGAGATTGCTGATCCAGGAACTTTTAATCCTGATGGTTCTGTATCAACTGAAAAAGACGGTGAAGCACAAATAAATTTAGCACAGGTACCGACAGATGGCGACGCAGAGAGTAAGTGATCTTTTTGAAGAAAAGAAAACAATAGATTCTAACTCTTTTACTTCACTATCACCTGTGATGAAAGAGGCAGTTGAAACTGTCTTAAAATTATCATCACCTGACGGAGATGTAATAAAGACTTTTGACGAAGCAGTTGATAAAACTGCTACACAATATAAAGTAAACAAACAAGATATTATTGATTACTTTGACAACGAATTAAAGGAACAATTAGGAGAATAAAATGGCACAAACATTTATAGTTAAGGGTAGTGTTATTGATAATCCAAGTGCTAATAATATCGGTAGAGCTAATTTCGTAAGAATGACAGCAACTGCTGATGTTACAGGTACAGTTTTGGATGCAGATGACAATACACTTGGACAATTTTATATGGAGAACGGCAATACCGTTATCATTGAAAAAAATCCTGGTGACAAAATAACATGCGCTACTTCAAAAGCTAGTGCTGTTGGATCACCGAGAAGTTAAGGATAGACAATGGCAGATACAGTTTCAGTACAGACTATAGCCGATACATCTGGTGTAAAATACGTTTGCAAATTAACAAACTTATCAGACGGTACAGGCGAATCATTAGTTAAAAAAGTAGACGCTTCAGCTCTTACTTTTATGACCGAAGATGGTAATAGAAAGATTAGTAAAGTATATTATTCAGTTAATACTAATAATAACAAATCTGCCGTTGAAGTACATTGGGACGGAGAAACTAACGCAACAGCATTATTATTAAGTGGTAATGGTTATTGGGATTTAAGACCAAGTGGTAATGAAATACCTAATAACTCAACTACACCAACAGGTGATGTTTTATTGTCAACTAAGAACTTTGCAGATGGCGATAATTACACGATTATTATAGAGTTTAGATAAAAAACCTTATAAATAGTAATACAAGGAATAGAGAGATGAAATTAATATCCGAAGAAGTTTCAAATGCCGAGTATCTTGTAGAAGAAACTAACGGCAAGAAAAGTTATAAAATTAAAGGCGTGTTCTTACAATCAAACGTTAAGAACCGAAATGGACGAGTGTATCCAAAAGAGATTTTGGAAAACGAAGTGATGAGATATAATAGAGAATTTATCAATAAAAAAAGAGCGTTTGGTGAGTTAGGACATCCTGATGGACCAACTGTGAATTTAGAACGTGTATCACACATGATTACTAAACTTTCACCGGACGGATCAAATTTTATTGGTGAGGCAAAAATTATGGATACTCCATACGGTAAGATTGTAAAAGGTCTTATCAACGAAGGTGCTCAACTTGGTGTTTCAAGTAGAGGTATGGGTTCTTTAATTCAGCGAAATGGCGCAAATTATGTAAAAGATGACTTTTACCTTGCGACAGCAGCTGATATAGTCGCAGATCCGTCGGCTCCAGACGCCTTTGTTCAAGGTATCATGGAAAATAAAGAGTGGGTGTGGGACAACGGTGTACTTGTTGAAAAGGATATAGACGCCTGGAAACGACAAGTGCGTGAAGCGAAACAAAGAAGTTTAGAAAATGCGAAACTAAAAGTCTTTGAATCGTTACTTAAAAAACTTTAATTTTATAAATATCTAATAAGAAAAAGAAATTTATAATCGATTATAAACAAGAGGAGATTTCTCAAATGGCCGAAACAGAAAAGCAAATTGAGGCGCTGGAAAACGAAGCAGTAGTGGAAGCTAATGCAGCTAATCCACAGGCTGATGCTCCGAAGAAGAACGCTGTGGCGGCTGAACCTACGCACCTTAAAAATGATGCGGAAGATTTAGGTCCAGCAGTTACTAAACCTACGGACAACAATCCTGACGCAACAAGCAAAACTAAGCCAGTTTCAGGCGACGCTCAACAGAAAAATGCAGGTGCAGGTGACCCTATGCCTAAGTTAAAAGAAGAGCAAGACGAAGCTGAAGAAGGTGCCGAGAAAATCGCTGAAACTACTGATGAAGAAGTTAAAGAAGAAGCAATCGAAGAAGAAAAAATAGATGTTTCTGCTGACGTTGACGCATTAGTAAAAGACGAAGATTTATCGGAAGACTTTAAATCAAAAGCTGCAACAATTTTCGAAGCTGCTGTTAACACAAAAGTTAAAGAAGCTAAAAAGAAAATGATGGCAGGTTATGAAGAGAAGTTAAAAGAAGAAACAGAAGCTGCTAAAGCAGAGATGGTTGAAAAAGTTGACTCATATCTATCATACGTGGTAGAAGAGTGGATGAAAGAAAACCAAATTGCTATAGAGCGTGGAATTAAGGGCGAGATCGCAGAAGACTTTATATCTGGTCTCAAAAAATTATTCGAAGATCATTACATTGATGTTCCGGATGAGAAGTATGATGTACTAGAAGATCAAGCCACTAAGATTGAAACGTTAGAAAGTAAACTTAACGAAGAAATCAACAAGAATGTAGAATTATCTAAACACAACGGTGAGTTAACAAGACAAGACATCATTGATGAAGCGTCAAAAGAACTAGCTGAAACTGATAAAGAAAAATTCAACAAACTTGCTGAAGAAGTTGAGTTTTCAAATGCGGATGAATTTAAGAAAAAAGTAGCTACTATCGCAGAAAGCTATTTTGGACAAAAATCTGAAACATCTAGCGAGCTTGATGATGTAGCGGCAGGCGAAGATACACAAAATGTGGATCTGACCGATGCTATGGCTGCTTATACCGCCGCTATTAGTAAAACTAAAGACATTAAGTTGTCAAAATAATAAGATAGAGGAGAGAATAAGATATGTACTTATCTGAAACTTACGAAAAAAAATGGCAGCCAGTCTTAGAACACGGTGATCTACCAAAGATTACGGATTCATATAGACGTGCCGTTACAAGTGTTATCTTGGAAAACCAAGAAAGAGCACAAAAAGAAGACGCAGCTTTCATTAGTGAAGCAGCGCCTACAAACGCAACCGGTTCTGGTATTAGTAATTGGGATCCAATCCTTATTTCACTAGTAAGAAGAGCTATGCCTAATCTAATCGCTTACGACATTGCTGGCGTTCAGCCAATGACAGGTCCAACAGGACTTATCTTCGCAATGAGAAGTAGATTTACTTCACAGTCTGGTACTGAAGCTATGTTTGACGCAGCTGATACTGATTTCTCTGGTAGAAATGCAGCTGGTTCAAGTGTTGATGGTTTATCATCAACTGCTGACGCTGGTACTAACCCTGCTGTGCTTAACGATGGTTCTCCAGGAACATACACAAGTGGTACTGGTATGACTACAGCCGCTGCTGAAGCCCTAGGTGACGCAGCTGGTAATGCTTTTGCTGAAATGGCATTCTCAATTGAGAAGTCAACAGTAACAGCTAAGTCAAGAGCTCTTAAAGCAGAGTACACTATGGAACTTGCACAAGATTTAAAAGCAATCCATGGTTTAGACGCTGAAACTGAACTTGCAAACATTCTATCTGCTGAGATCCTTGCGGAAATCAACAGAGAAGTTGTAAGAACAATCTACATCAACGCTGAAAAAGGTGCTAGTGCAAACACTGGTACTGTGAACACAACAACTGAAGGAATCTTTGACTTAGATACTGACTCAAACGGTAGATGGTCTGTTGAAAGATTTAAAGGTTTAATGTTCCAAGTTGAGAGAGAAGCAAATGCTATCGCACAAAGAACACGAAGAGGAAAAGGTAACATAATTATCTGTTCTTCAGACGTTGCTAGTGCATTACAAATGGCAGGTGTTTTAGATTACGCTCCAGCACTTAACAATAATCTAAACGTAGACGACACAGGTAATACTTTTGCAGGTGTTTTAAATGGTAGATTTAAAGTGTACATAGATCCATATAGTGCAAACAACACAGCGAAGCAATACTTCGTAGTTGGTTATAAAGGTACTTCACCTTATGACGCAGGTATGTTCTATTGCCCATATGTTCCACTACAAATGGTGAGAGCAGTTGGACAAGACACTTTCCAACCGAAAATCGGTTTCAAAACTAGATACGGCTTACAAGCAAATCCTTTTGCTGAAGCAGGTACTGGTGACGCAGCTGTTATTAACGGTTCTGGTTCTGCTAACTCAAACAGATACTACAGAAGAGTTCAAGTTTCGAACTTAATGTAATCCATACTGTTTGGTACGTTAACCAAATTAAGAAGGGGAGGGTTGAAAAATCTTCCCCTTTTTTTATGCCTATTTGATGGATAAATATAAGTATGACAACTACAAATAGTTTTTCACGCCAACCTACTAATTTGGACTATGCAAGTCCAACTCAGTTTAAATTTAACATTTTAAAACTGCCTAAAGTAGAGTTTTTTTGCACAGCTGTAAATATACCTGGTATTACATTAGGTACTGCTGAATTTGCAACACCACTTAAAAATATACCACTTCCAGGAGATAAACTTTCATATGACCCATTAAACATGACGTTTTTGGTAGATGAAAATTTAGAGAACTGGCAAGAGATACATGGTTGGATGAGAGGATTAGGATTTTCTGATAGTTATAATGACTATAGAGGTATCTTAGCTGCAGGTAAAGATAGATTTCCTGGTTCAGATGTACCTAGTTTAGAAACTATTGGTAAAACAAAATATGGACCGTCTAAAGATGGTGGTACATATTCAGACGCAACATTAACTATTTTGTCTAGTAAAAACAATGCTCTATTGGAAGTAAGATTTTCAGACTTATATCCTGTTAGCATTACTGGATTGAATTACGATCAACAACCTACAGACGTGGATTATTTGACGGCTAGTGTAGTATTCGGTTATAAAATTTACAACTTTGCAGATGTAAATGCCGCTTCAACTAGCTTAACTACATCATAATAACCTTTACATTTTAAGGGTTTTGTGATATAATGAGGATATTATGGATATAGAACAATTACAAACTGAAGCTGATAAAGATTTAAAAATTAACGATACAGAGTTAGATTTAGAATCATTAAAGACGCCTCAATTACACAACAAATATTTAAAACACCTAAACAAGTTTAAATTACTTCTTACAAAATCTCAAGCAGACTTAAATACTTTAAGACGTGATAAATGGGAATATTATACAGGTAAAGCTGACGCTTCTGTATATGCACAAAAACCATTTGATCTAAAAATATTAAAAACAGATATAGATAAGTACCTGAATGCTGATGAAGATTTACAAAGATTATCACAAAAAGTAGAATACTTAACAACAGTAATAGATTTCTTAGATAGAACTTTACGTCAAATTACTAATAGAACATTTACTATAAAAAATGCAATCGATTGGCGAAAGTTTACTAGTGGTGCGATCTAATGTATACCAAGTATGATTACTGGATATTTCGTGGCTCTATTGATAAAGAAGTCTGTTCAAATATTATTGAAATAGGCAAATCACAAATAGAACAAGATAAAGAAAAAGGTATAGACGTAACAGGTCTTACTGGTGGTAATTCAGAAAAAACAGATGATGATGTTAGATTAGCGTTAGGTGAAAGAACTTTACAACAAGCTAAAAAAGAGTTTGGTCTAAACGATCAAAACATTTACGATAAAACTTATATTAGAGATAGTGAAATTACTTGGTTGAATAGAAACAAATATGATTGGATTTATTCTACAGTTGTTGAATATGTAAACCAGGCAAACTTTGACGCAGGTTGGAGATATGATATAGATAGTTTTGATGATATACAATTTACAACTTATAGACCTGGTGGATTTTATGGTTGGCATCCAGATGGTGGTTCAGATCACTTTGCTAAATTAAAAAGAGATATTCCTGGTGTAACTACAAAAGAAGAAAAAGGTAGATTTACACATACACAATCAGCTGATAGAGTAGGTAAGATAAGAAAATTATCTGTAACTGTAAACTTAAATAGTGGTGATGATTATATGGGTGGTGATCTTAAATTTTCTTTAGATGAACACCAAACAAAATATGATAGTAAAGAATTAATAATAGATGAGGCAAAACAACCCGGTACAGTTATTGTTTTTCCAAGTTATAAGTATCATTGTGTAACACCTATTACACATGGTGTTAGATATTCACTTGTTTTGTGGATGTATGGAAGGCCGTTTAAATAATGAAGTCAACAGAATTTTTTGAAGCATATAGTTATCTACCTATAGAGGGTATCATTTCGCCAAATATGGCACACTTTCTATATAACTATGTTAAACAAAATGCATATAGATTATCTGTATTAGAAAATATGGATAAAGACATGCAAGATATAACACTAAGAGAATATCATGGAGTATTTGATGATACACAAGCTTTTGGTGATTTTAGTAAATATGGTGATCCTACATTTGATACTTTAATGTGTTATATAAAACCTCAATTAGAAATATTAACAGATTTAAAACTAACTGAAACTTATTCTTATCATAGATTATATACTGAGGGTACAGAATTAGCTAGACATAAAGATAGACCAAGTTGTGAAATAAGTATGACATTATGTCTAGGATATGATATAATGAATTTGCCTAAAGATCAACAAGATTGGAACTGGCCTATGTGGGTAAATACACATGATGAAGATAGAGAAGTTTTTATGAAACCTGGAGACGGTATCATTTATAGAGGTTGTGATATTGAACATTGGCGTTTACCATTTACAGGTAAAAATCATGCACAAGTATTTTTACATTATAATAGTGAATTAAAAAACAAATTTGATAATAGACCATACGTAGGAATGCCTGGTTCCTATCGTTCTAAATAGTTTTATGACGACAACAAGATATTTGATTATAGATAAAAAAGATGAAGTATATCTTAAAATAGAAGCTGACGCCGATATTAGAAGAGAACTTGGACAGTATTTTACATTTGAAGTACCTGGTTTTAAATTTATGCCACAATATCGTAATAAGGTATGGGACGGCAAGATTAGATTATTTTCTTATGCAACTGGTCAAATTTATGTAGGTCTATATCCTTATATTGTTAATTGGTGTAACGAAAACAAAGTACAGATTGTTGATGGTACTAAGATAAAAGATAATGAAATAGATGAAAAGTATATTGACAATTTTCTTAAAGCATTAAAAATACCAAAGATACAAATAAGAGATTATCAGAGAGAGGCATTTATACATGCTGTTAAAAAAGATAGAACTTTGTTGTTATCACCTACAGCTTCTGGTAAATCACTTATCGTTTATCTAATATTAATCTATAATCTACTAAGATTAAAAGATAAGAAGAATAATAAAGTATTAATTATTGTACCTACAACATCTTTAGTAGAACAGTTATTTAAAGATTTCAAAGACTATGGTTATAATAGTGAAAGAAATGTACATAAAATATATCAAGGACATGGTAAAGATACAAACAAAAGAGTTGTTATATCTACATGGCAATCTATTTACAATCAACCTAAAAAATGGTTTGAACAATATGGTATGTTAATAGGTGATGAGGCACACTTATTTAAAGCTATATCATTAACGAAGATACTAACAAAATTAGATAAATGTAAATATAAAATAGGTCTTACAGGTACTTTAGATGGTACAAAAACTCACAAATTAGTATTAGAAGGACTATTTGGTTCTGTAAATAAAGTTGTATCTACAAGTAAACTACAAGAAAATAAACAACTTGCAGATTTAAAAATATTGTGTCTGATATTAGAATATGACGATATGGCTAGAAGTTTTTTAAAAGATAAAAACTACCAAGAAGAAATGGATTTTTTGGTATCTAATGAAAAGAGAAATAAATTTATTCGTAACTTGGCATCCAATTTGCAAGGTAACACATTGTGTTTATTTCAGTATGTTGAAAAACATGGTAAAGACTTATACGAATCAATAAAAGAAAAAGCAACAGATAAAAAAGTGTTTTACGTACACGGAGGAGTTGACGCAGATGAAAGAGAAAAGATTAGAGAAATTACGGAGAAAAGTGATAACGCCATTATTGTGGCTTCTTACGGCACTTTCTCAACCGGAATTAATATACGGAACTTGCATAACATTATTTTTGCTAGTCCTTCTAAATCTCGCATAAGAAATTTACAATCTATTGGTCGTGGTTTAAGACTAAAGGATAACGATGGTACAGCTACATTATATGATATAGCTGACGATTTAACGTATAAAGAAAAAGAAAATTATACGTTGGCACATTTTAGAGAAAGGATTAAGATATACGGTGGGGAAGAGTTTAATTACGAAATCCACAGCGTTGAACTTAAATAAATAGTAATATGGACAAAAACACAATATCAAAGGGTGTAAAGATTGTTAAGTTAATGAATGGTGACGATATAGTTACTGTTCTACCTAAAGAACAATTAGACGATAAATCGCCGTTCCTGAGATTAAGCAAACCATTACAAATTAAGTATGTACCTCAATTTACTGATAGTGGTTTTAAAGATTATGTAGCTTTAATTCGGTGGACAAACTATACACATGATGAAATCGTTTCTATCCCTAAAGATAAAATATTAACTATCACAAACGCTTCTAATGAAATGACTAAATCGTATAATGTTATAAGTACGAGTTACGGTCAACTGGAAGAGAAACAAAAGAATGATAAGATATACTCACAAGAAAGAATGACAGATGAGAAAAATGAAGAGTATAACGAGATATTTGATGAGTTTAGAGATATTAAGAAGACTGTACACTAGTAGCTGGTGGTTCTCTCATTAACCGGGGACACCCCCTATTATAGGTATTTTGGCAACATTGTCAATAGTGGAACGAACCGAAACCGAAAAATTTTAGTGTAATAAAAATGATGAATTATATAATACTGGCATTGACAATTTAGACAACTTATAGTATATTGGAGATATTATGGCACAAACAAAAAAGAAACCGGAACATTACGTAGATAATAAACAATTTCTACAAGCAATGATTCTTTATCGTAAATCTGTAAACAAGGCAAAAAGAGCTAAAGTTGAAAAGCCACCAGTTACAGATTATATCGGTGAATGTTTTTTAAAAATTGCAAACCACCTATCATATAGACCTAACTTTATAAACTATACATTTAGAGATGATATGATTAGTGATGGTATAGAAAACTGTTTACAATACTTAGATAATTTTAACCCAACAAAATCAAATAATCCATTTGCTTATTTTACACAAATCATTTATTTTGCATTTATTAGAAGAATACAGAAAGAAAAGAAACAAGTAACAATCAAACAAAAACTAATAACAGAAGCAAACTATGATGATATGACATTGCAACCTGGAGAAGATAGAGAATTTAAAAATCAATTTACAGAGTTTTTACAAAAGAATACAGTTGTAGATGAACCTGTTAAAAAAGAAAAGAAAAAACGAAAAGCAAGGAAAACAAAAAGTACTTTAGAATATTTTATGTGATGAAAACATTTATATTTCCAAGTGAAATATATGAGTTCAAGTTGAATGTGAATAATGAAGAACTTGCACAACATATTTTACTATTAGAAAAAGAAACAGATACAATCAACCTATCAAATGTAGGTGGTTGGCAAAGTGATGATGAGTTTATACAATCTCAACAAGCTGAAGAGGTAAAAGAAGAAATTGCCAATGCTGTTGTAGGTGTTTGTAATTCATTACCTTATAAAAAATCTGTTAAAGTAATTATGGATAATGGTTGGGCAAATGTCAACCGTTACAAAGATTATAATAATACACATGAACACCCACATTGTATTTGGTCGTGTGTTTATTATGTACAAGCTAATGATGATACAGGCAATCTAACATTTTTAGATCCTAAGGTGAAAAGAACTATGTATAATGATGAGATTTATTTAGAACAACTATCAAATCCAGCAAGTGCATTTACCTATCAATGTATACCTCAAACAGGTAAACTAATTGTATTTCCTTCTTACTTATCACATAGAGTAGAACCTAACCCCACAGCTCATCCTAGAATTAGTATTAGTTGTAACTTTTATTTAGAATTATGAAAATAGCTTTATTAAACGATACCCATTTCGGTTGCAGAAACGATAGTCCTGCCTTTATAGAATATCAAAACAAATTTTATAATGACACCTTTTTTCCTTATTTAATAGAAAATAATATTGACACCTTAGTACACTTAGGTGATGTTGTTGATAGAAGAAAGTTTATTAACCACAACACAGCACACAATTTTAAGAAAGTATTTTGGGATAGATTAGAAGAGTTAGGTATTGATACACATATTATTATAGGTAACCACGACACCTATTACAAAAATACAAATGAAGTAAACGCATTACAGAATTTAAATATTAATAAGAACGCTAAGATTTATACAGCTGCGACAGATGTAAACATTGGTGGTTTAGATATACTATTTTTACCATGGATTTGTGATGATAATTTAGAAGATAGTTTGTTATCTATTGACAATACATCAGCTGAGATAGTTATGGGACATTTAGAAGTAAAAGGTTTTGAAATGCATAAAGGTGTATTCAACGACCATGGTTTAGAGAAAGATCAATTTACAAAGTTTGAAAAGGTTATGTCTGGTCACTTTCATAAGAAGTCAGATGATGGTCGTATTCATTATTTGGGAACACAATATGAAATTACATGGTCAGATTATAAATGCCCAAAAGGCTTTCACATTTTTGACACAGGTACAAGAGAGCTAGAAAGAGTATCAAACCCTTTAAGAATGTTTAAAAAGTTTTACTATGATGATGTAGGTAAAGATTATACAAATATAGACCTATCTGAATATGATAATTGTTTTGTTAAGATATTTGTACAAAATAAAAATGATGATGATATGTATAACAACTTATTAGAAAAATTTTATAACACTATTAACGTACATGAATTACAAATTGTAGATACACCAAGTGATTTGACCACAAGTGTGAGAGAAGATATATTGGATCACGGTGAAGATACTTTAACCTTTTTAGGTAATTATATCGACCAAATACAAACAGATGTAAATAAAGACAAACTAAAGAAGTTTGCAAAAGAGTTATATACGGAGGCAAGTGAATAATGGAATACTTTAATTGGGGACCTTTAGTTGGTATCTTTAACGTAGAACAAAGTTTTTGTGATGAAATGTTACGTAGAGGTTACCTTACAAAAGAACCAGCACATCAACAACTAGCTGGTCATTTTAAAACAGAATATCTTTTTAATAAAGAAGATATGGGTTATTTCGTAGAACAAACACAAGAGTATTTCAATGAATATATGGATAGTTCTAGTAATCATTTTAATTCATATAAGCCAAAGAATTTGCATTTAGAAAGTTTATGGATTAATTATATGGGACCTAATAATTTTAATCCAGTACATACACATACGGAAGATTTATCTTTTGTACTATACTTAGATGTACCAAAAGAATTAGAAGAAGAAAATAAAAATGAAAGAAATAACGATCAATACGGTGGTCCAGGTGCTATCACATTTATGTGGGGAGAAGGCAGTACTAATGATGTCATTGTAGCCAACAATAGATTAACTAAAACAGGAGAGTTTTATATCTTTCCTACACATTTAAGACATATGGTTTATCCTTTTAAATCAGATGTAACAAGAATATCTGTGTCAGGCAACTTAGGGTATGTAAATGATAGCATTTAAAAAA